CAGGGCCGCGGCAATTTCGTAAGAAGGCGACCGGGTGGCGCGCAGCAGCGCCCCCACCACGCGGCCGCTGTTGACCCCGCCCGCCAGGGTGATGGCGCTGGCCAGGCTGGTATCGATGGCGTAATATCCGACGCCGGGGCGCTGTTCGATAGGACCGGAAACCGCGTCCAGGTGAGTGACCAGCGCGTCCAGGCTGGTGGCGTCGTTGTAGGGGGTGACGACCAGGCCGTACTGGCCGGCATAGACCACGTCCAGGGCGTCCTGGATATCGGGGTCGATGGTGCCGCCGGTCAGGGAAACCACCGTGGCCGTGGTGGCGATGCCGCTGGTAATGGTGGCTGACAGGTCGATCTGGTTGCCCACCGTGCCGTGGTTTCTGGCCGTGACGGTGACCACTCCGGCGTTGGCGGCGGCGGTTACCGGCAGGTCCGGCAGATCGTTGACGGCCGCGGCCAGGGCGGTGGCGATGGCCGCAATGGCGTCGCCGCTGGCGACGGCAACCTGGATGAGCTCATTGCCGACATAGACCTCAAGCACGCCGGGACCGGTGGCGGCGTTCGCCAGGGTGATGGTACCCGCCGCGGCGGCGCCGGCGCCGTCATCCAGGGCGCAGACGGTGAGGTCCAGATAAGGGTTGGCCTTGAGCGCCGCCATGACCATGCGGTGGGCCAGGCTCCCCCGGCCGAAGTACACCGCCGCGTCGTCCGACGAATAGACCCGGGTAGGAACCAGTTCCGCCACCGTGCCCGTAGTCAGACGCTGGGCGATGATCAGGGTGGGCTGGACGTTGGCCGGCAGGTTGTTGACCGCCAGGGTGGTGTTGAATTCGAAGTAGGCCCCCGGCTTTCTGATCGTGCTTGGGATATGGTCAAAACTGATGTTAGGCGATGCCATTATTTACTCCTTGCTTTCGACTCCATGGACTCCATGGACTTGGTGGACTCCGTGGATACGACAATCAGGCTGCCGTCAGCCACCAGCCGCCGGTAATAGACGCTGTCCGGGACTTCGACGCCCGTTGGGTCATCGGTGATGTACCGGTTGTCCTCCCTGGGGCAGATCTGGCCGGGGTGAGTTTTAACGAGCATTGAAGTCTCCTTTAACTTATGTTGACAAAGTCACTACGTCGGTCGCGTCCACTACGGCGTCGCCCGGTTTGAGATAATAAGCGAGGCCGATTCTGAGGAGATCCGCGGCTTCCTCGTCATCTACCGGAGCAATACAGAAGGAGGTGGCGAACTCGATCAGATAGACGATCTTGCGGGCCTCGTCATCGGCACTGTCGGTCACCTCACGGAAGCGGACCGGTTTGAGCGGGTCCATGGCAAGGCCCAGATCCCGCAGCAACAGCGACAGGATGACGCCCTGCAGTATGGGGTTGATGCCCCGGCGGCGCTCCTGTTCACCCCGCTCGTGCTTGAAGGTGAGCAGGATGTGGACCGTTACCTTCTGGCGCCACGACTTCTGGGTAATCTTTTCAAAAGTGCCCTCGAAGATGGCGACGGAGACCGACGGCCCGGGATAGAGGCCGGCGGCATCCTTCTGGTTGGCCTCGTTGCGCACGCCGGTCAGGGTGGCGGTGAGCCGGGTAAGGACGGCGGTTTCGATATCGGTGATGGTGGTGATGGGGGTGCCGGCCATGGGTCAGTAATCCCTCATGCTCTCGCGGGTGAAGATCCGCGCGTTGCTGGTGATCAGGGGTTTGCCGCCCCCCTGGGGGTTGGCCTCCGGAACCGGGACCACCCCCAGGGTAACGACCCCCTTGGAGATGCTCTTCAGCAGATCGATGGTGTTTTTGTACCGTTCCGCCCGGGTCTCGGGAATCTTCTCGGCGCAGCGGGAATAGAGGTTGTAGATGGCAATATCCACCGAGCATTTGACGATCACCGGGGGAACCGGGTCAAACGGCGTCAGGTAACGGGCCGCGCAGTAGCTGTCGATCTCGGCGTCGGCGTCGGCGATACAGACCGTGACCTTTGCCAGGGCGGCGGTGGTGGCGGTCCTCTGAGCCTCGGTGTAGCCGGTCATGCTGCCGCCGGCGGCAGCCGTGGTGAGCATGGCGACGGTCACCACGGCTGCGTCGTCGGCGAGGTTGACCACGGTCTGGGCCGGGATCAGGGCGGTGATGTCGGCAAGCGCGCAGTAGGGCATTACTTGACGTCCTTATTCTCTTTCTTGTCTTTGCCGGCGCCGGCCTTTTCCTTGTCTTTGCCGCCCCCTTCCGGGTCCGGGAGGATCTCAACCACCAGCAGCCTCTCGGCCCGGAGCCGGTCCAGCTCCTCCGGAGTGAAGCGGTCGTCCGGGTATTCCGTGGGCGCGGCCGGATGAGCGACCCCGCAGCGGCGGAAACCGTCTTTTTTCGCGGTAATGCGGATCATGGCGTTTTGCCCCCTTTCTCCAGTTCAACGCAGACCGTGGTGGCCGCCGAGGCGCCGGAATAGGGGCGGAAGGTGACCGATGACATCGAGCTGTTGAGGCCGATGCAGTCGCCACTGCTGGGTAAATAGGCGGTGTTGTTGTTCAGGTGCCGCTTGATGCGCTTGGCGGCGTTGCTGCTGTCGGAGGCGGCCCAGCAGAGCTGGCTGTAACCGGCGGTGTTGACCGTGGCGATCGTCCCCTTGGTGGTGGTAGTGGTGGTACAGGCCGACGCGGCCGGATGCGGCGAATGGTACTGCAGGGGGCGGTTGGCCGGATCGGTGACCCGGTATCCCTTGGGGTCGGCGTGGGCGACGGCGGCCAGGGCGAGGCAGATGGCGATGATGGTAAATTTTTTCATATGGTTTCCTTATCAGTTCATGGAGTTTATAGAGTCCATGGAGTTGGAGAGTTTATAGAGTCGGAGAGTCGAACTCCATAGACTCCACAGACTCCCAAGACTCCATAGACTCCCAGAACTCTACAAACTCCATAAATTCCGTCACGGCAGCCAGGGGCATTCCAGCAGTTCGACCCGCTTGAAGTTGGTGTTTGAATCGCCGCCGTTGATCAACTGGGCCTCGACGATCTTGCGGCCGGCGCTGGCGTTGGTGGCCCCCACCACCAGCAGGTTGGGCCTGATGCCGAGAGGCGAGCCGTTGTCCCGCTTGAAGGCGGTCATGGCGTCATAGGCGGCCTCGAAGTTGGGGGCGTCCAGATCCGCCTTGGAGCCGAACGCCATCTGCCAGAAACCGAATCCGGCGTTGTCGCGGCAGTCGATGCCGTACAGGTACTCTTTTCGCATGAAGACGTTGGTGTCGGTTTCCTGGTTCATGGCCACGAACTTGACCGGCTTGCGCCGCTGGAAGATGAGCGGTTTGAGCGGGCGGGTGGTGTCCAGCAGGAACCAGGCGGCGCTTGATCCGGCCTGGTAGTTGGAGACGCTGGCGCTGGTGCCGTCGGCCTGGACGACGGGATGGTCGGTGTCAAAGAAGTACTGGCCGTCATAGCAGGCGGTGGCGAATCCGGCCAGGAGCAGGGCAAAGATCAGCTCGTCGGGGTGGCGGGCCGCCGAATCGCCCATCATCTGGAACAGCGGGGTGTAGATGCCGACCTGGTCGTCTTCAATCTTGTTCCGGTCCACACCCTGGGTCAGCTCGAAATCGCGGTTTCTGATGCTGTAGACGTGCTGGCTGATGCTGTTGATGACGCGGTCGCCGAGCCATTCGCGCATGGCCTTGATGTCGCCCAGCCAGCCGTAGTCCTCCTGGGAGGCGCTGGAGGGGACCAGGGTGGCGATGCGCTGCCACTGGGGAGTAACCCCCAAAAAACCGCTCTGGAAGGCGGTGTTGAATGCCCGGTAAAGGGCCTGCAGATTGGTTGCGTTAATATCCATGTATCGCTCCTTTTATTCGAAGACTGAAGGCTGATGGTTGAAGGCTGAAGGTTGAAGGCTGAAGACTGATGGTTTCCCTTCTGCCTTCAGCCTTCGGCCTGAACCCCATTTATCTCATATCCACCCACACGCCCAGACTATCCACGTCGAACACCTTGCCGGCTACGGAGCGGGTATTGCTGCCGCTGGTTGCCGCTACGGTCTGGTCATCCACGATGTAACAGTCGTTGCCGATGTCGGCGGTGGTGATGGCGTCGGTGGAACTGGAATTACCCCAGCGGAAGATCCCCTTTTCGAGATTGACGTTAAGCGCGCCGGCAAGGCCCGTACTGTTGTCGACCTGCTCGCGGACGCGGCCGACGCCGCGGAGAGTGGTGGCGGTGGCGCCGGGTGTGGCGTTGCCCGAGGCGTCCCGGGCGCCGAGCGCTCCGGCGTAGAGTTTGACGCTGGCGGCGGCCGGGAGCGTGACGATGTCGCCGCTGCGGCGCGGGGTTTCCCTGTCTGTTGTCAGTGCTGCCATATGGTGCTAGCTCCTTTCGGCGGGCCTGAAGCCCTGCCATCACTTCAGGTTGTTGGCTTTTTTGTAGTCTTCAACGCTGATGCCCATCATGTCGCAGACCTTCTTTTCCTCGGCATTGAGGGCAGTCTCGTGTTCGCCGGGGGTTTTGCTATCCAGTCCGGAATCCTTGCCTATGACCGGCGCGGCCTTGATGAATTCCCGGAAACGTTCCAGTCCTCCCTCCTGGCGGCACTGGGCTACGTGGTAATCCTTCGTTGCCGGGGTGATCTTGCCCGCTTTGAGGGCGGTGTCGATTTCGGCGTTGATGGCGGTTTCGAGCCGGGCGGTTTCGACTTCCTTCACCTTTGCTTCGGCGGTGGTGGCGCGGTTGAGGGCGGTGTCGTAGTCGGCCCGTGGGACGAACTGGTCCAGAGGCGGGCTCTGGGCGGCGTTGAGGGCGGTGGCGTGTTCCGACTTGATGGCGGAGATGCGGTTCAGGGCATCCTGGAAAGTGGCGGTGGCGGGCAGACCCAGCGCCGCCAGGAGTTCTTGCAGGTTCATGTGTTCCTCCAGGTGGGATTCGCTGTTAAGCGCATTCAGAAACAGGTTGGGCTGATTGGTCAGGCCGCAGGAGGTGATGCGGAAGATGCGGCGCGATTCGATTTCGTACTGAAAAACGGGCGACAGGTAGCGGTACTCACGGCTTTTGACGCTGGCCGCGCCGCGCTCGGTCCAGGTGACCCGGCCCCAGATGGCGCCGCCGTCGCGCGCTTCCAGCTGGCCGATCCAGCCGGCGGCCGGAGCTTCCTCGCCTTCGGGCGCTTTCAGCTCGCTGGAGTGCTCCCAGTCGATGGGCAGATCCTTGCCCTCGGCGGCAAACGCGGCCAGGATGACGTCCGGGCGGTCGTTGATCCAGATGCGGCCGTCGCGGCCGGTGACGATCTGCCCGGCGGGAATCAGTTCGATCCACTCCGGCAGGTTGCCGTCGGCGGGCAGCTCATAATTGAGCGCCATCCGGGCGGCGCGCCGTTCGGTGTTGCGGGCTGCTGAGGTCGGTTTTGCATTGGCCATTGTGTTTTCCTTCGCGGGCGACTGTACCAGTCGCCTCCGCGTCGTACTATTAAAGCCGTTTTAAATCGTTCGCGAGGTCCAAACCCTAAAAACTCTCCGAACCCCATGAACCAGCTGGACCGCCTCAAACCGGAATAGCATTTAACACCCGTTTAACTCTTCGCTCACGGCCCGAACGGGATGTGAGCCATAGGACGGATAGGACTGATGGGATGAATGGGGCCAGAGGGGGCGATTTTTGTTTTGCCAGTCTCCATCCCCCAGTCCCTAGTCCCCGGTCGCCAGATACCGCTTCATCCGCTCGACGATCTTCCTGGTATCGTCGTCGGTGAGCACGAGGAAGGGGCGGGCGGGCATGGCGGGGATGTCGGCTTTCTTCCTGAAACCGACGCCGGGGATTCTGAGGGCCTTGGCCCGCCTGGGGACCACGGTGTGCGCTCTGGTGCCGAACTGGAGGTATTTGGCATAGACGACATTGGTGCCGACAGCGGCGCTATTCGCGTCCGAACGCGGCGCGATGGAGCGGTAAAGTCGGTTGGTGTCCTGGAGGGTCCGGCCGCCGTCCCGGGCGGCACGCTGCGAGCGTTTCCAGGGATTGGGCCGTCCCCCATCCTCGAAGTTCCGGTGGACGGCGTCCAGCATGTCGAACGAGATTTCCCGCATGACCGGGGAGAGGTCGGCGGCTTTGGCGGCGAGCCGGTCGAGGTGGCGCAGTACTTCGCGGTCATCGACGCGGATGTCGATCAGGTCGGCCATGGTTTCAATTTCTCGCCCGCGCTTCATGCACGGCCAGGCGGCCTATCAGCGCCAGCACGAAGGCGTCCCGGCTCTCGCCGTCAATGATGCCGAAATAAAGGTCCGCTAATCGTTGTTGACGGGGGGGGTAATTGGGACTACAACTGCCGAATACGCTTTCTATTTCCCTGTTGTAATGTCTCAGGAGATCATTCATGGCCGTTTTGTCCTTGGAAGAATGCCCGCATTGCGGGGAAAAGGTTGCCGCGTGGACCGTCGCCGAGCATGTCAGGCGCGACGATCCGCTGTCATTTCAGGTTTTCGCCGTGTGTCCCGGCTGTGAAAACGGGCTGGTGGCGGCCGTTACCAGCGCCCGCCGCCCCGGAGACACCCCGCATGCCTACGCGGGGAATCTGGCGCGCGCGGAAGGTTTTACCGTGACGTCGGTCATGCCGCGGCTGGAGCGCCCCGTCCCTCCGGCCTTTCTCCCCGGCAATATCGGCGGCTGGTATGTTCAGGCCGCCGACGACCTGCGCCGCAAGACCGGCGACAAGGATTTTCATGTGGTGGCGATGCTGTGCCGCAAGATGCTGGAAAGCGCCCTGAAGCGGATCGAGCCGGAAGAGGCCGGGGCGCTCCATAACCGGATCAACCGTCTGGCGGCGAAAAACATGATTACGCCGGCCATGCGCGAATGGGCGCACGATATCCGGTTGCTCGGCAATGATTCCGTTCATGACGAGGGCCCGGTCGATGCGTCTTCCGCGCGGGAGTTGCTCCAGTTCACCGAGCTGTTTCTCACCTATCTGTTCACCCTGCCCGGCATGATCCGGGAGCGGCGGCAAGCCCGTTTTCAGTAAGTTTTTACCTTTCGGGCGGAATGTGGTATTGTCGACGTGTAGCTCAAGGGAGAGGCCACCTTATATGGGGCCGCTAACGAACCCGGGTCGCCGGGCAGGATGCCGGAGCTTCCACCCCATGCCGGAGAAGGCGCGTGACCGCCCTAGGCTCCTACCGGCAGGGCGCCCGTGACGGTCACGCGCTCACGGGCGTTCTCCTCTTCGATATCTCAGGACATCCCCTCTCATCTTTTCAAAATACTTTTCCGTTTCCTTCGCCGTCTTCTGTTCTACCGGGAAAACCGTTTCACCCAGCCAGCCGCTCTTGCCTTTCTCGAAAATCGCCAGGGCGGGAACTTCTTTGCTGTCTTCATCAATCACGAACCGCTTCAGGTATCTCCGCCGCAACTCCGGTCCCCTCGGTCCCCGTTCTTTCCAGAATTCCCATAGTTCGTCCGGGTCGATTATGGTCCGGGCCAGCAGGCGAACACTCCGATGCCGGTTGCGCTTGGTAATTTTCCAGTTCCCCCGGTTGTCTTTAAACAGGTCGGGAGTAATCAGAACGGGCTCATCGGTCACATCTTTGAAAAGCCCGGTTTTTATGGTTTCACTGGGGAATTCTTGCAGGAAATGTTCGTAATATTTTTCCGGGGCAAGTCCGTCTCCAAGCAGCATTGCGCTGCTGACGCGGGTGGCTGGAGGCAGAGGCCCCGGTTTGGTTAAGGTGGCCGCAACCGGCCGCGGTTTTTCGTCCAGGGGTGGGGGGATAAATGGCTTTTGCCACCCCGCCTTCCCCGGATTGTAGCTCCACCCCGCATCCGGGGCCATGGCCACGGTACTGCCGTCGAGCGATTTGGTCTTGACCGCCGTTACCATGGTCGTTTTATTTTCCGCCAACGGCTTCTCGACCTCGCTCAACCGGGCATTGGCGTCCGGCCCGACGGTGGAGCGCTGCGCGCCCTCCCGCCCCTTCATGCCGTCATCATCCAGGAAGCGCACGCTGCAGCGACAGCGGAAACCGTTGGGGGGAAAATGGGAATTCCAGAAGGGATCGTCGAAACGGAACACCAGGCCGTTGAGCGCGGCGTGCGCCGGGCGGGTGCGCTTGTCCATCAGGGCCGTGTACATCCACCAGGGGCGGTCGGCGGTGTTCTCCATGGCGGAGCGGTAATGGCCGGCCATGTAGGCGGTCTGGACGTTGGTGTCGAAGATGGTGCGCAGCCGGTGCGGGCCGAAGTTGGCGACCTCGCCGGTCTGCTCGTTGACCACCTCGCCCCACCAGCCCTTGGCCTTGAGCCGGGGAATCAGGTTGCTTTTGAACTCGGCGTAGGTGATGCCGTTGTCCAGCCCCTTTTGCACTTCCGCGCGGATGTCCTCCAGGATGTCCGTGCGCATGACCTTGGCGACGGTGAAGCTTCTGGCGTGGGCTTTGTTCAGGGTTTCGTGCCAGTCCCAGCCGATGTGGTAGCCCTTAGCCTTCAGGTAGGCGATGGCTTCTTCGGGCGTGAGGCCGAAGAGGTATTTGAGGTTAAGGTTAGTCATCCATGCCCTTCAGGTAGAGACGCGCCAGCGGCGCGTCTCTACGTTTCGGCGGTGAGACGGCCGGTGATTTCAGCGACGAAGATCATCCGGGTGAGCAGGTCCTGGAGCGCACCGGTGTCCATGGTGGGATATGCATTGACCAGGGCTTCCATGGCTGCGTCGTAATTCCCCGTCTGTTGCAGATCGGTTAAAACAGGCATTAATACGGCCTTCATCTGCTCTTGAAGATCGTCATTGCTGAACGAAGCGATGAAGGCATCGATGGACTGCTGCCCTTCGGCTTCGCTCAGGGAACCGTTGCCGGTGAGCGGAGTCGCACCGTGGCCGGTGAGCGGAGTCGCACCGTCCCTGTTCATTGCCGTCCGGTTTTTACCGGTCATCTGTTCTCCCCCCTTTGGCAAAGGAGGGTTGGGGGGGATTTGACCCAGCAGGTCTTCCGGTTTTGCTTTTTCATCCGGGTCGGGCAGGCCGAGTTTGTCGCGAATGACGCTCTGTTCGACGCGCAGGCCCAGGGGGACCAGCTTGGCCAGGGCTTCGGCCAGGGTCTTGACGTCTTCATTTTTGGTGGCCCGGATCCGGACCAGGGGATAGTTTTCCTGAGGGCCGAAGTTGAGATCGATGAACGGCTTGACCAGGTCGCGGTTGATGGTTTCCTCGATCTGCTCGGCGTCGTCGTCGCGGATATCCTCGCGGACTTCTTTCTGTGCTTCCTCATTGCCCAGCTTGCCCGGCGTGCCCTGGGTGGTGGCGGTCTGGCCGAGGATGCCGCGGGAGACCTGGGCGTCGAACCAGTCGGCCAGACGCTGAAAGAAAGTTTCGCCGCCGGCGGATTTGGCGGCTTCCACCAGCTCGATCATCATGGATTCCGGGATGACGGCGGCGGCGTCGCTGCCCAGGTTGGCGACGGCGGTTTTCAGGATGGCGATGTCGTCGTCATTGGCGCCGGGTCCGTATTTGCCGATCCGGAGCGGCATGCCGAAGACTTCGCCGAAGGCCATCCAGTCTTTGACCGAGTAGTTCTTGAACATCCAGGACCAGGCCGCCACGCGGGCGATGCCGCCCCGAATGGGCAGGCCGGATTTGATTTTGTGAATGTGGCGGATGAATTTGTACGGTTCCAGGGGCAGACCGTTAACCAGGTCGGCTTCGTCGCGCAGGCGGAGCTCGCGACGGGAGGCCAGGTCAAACTGGAAAAAGCGCGGGTCGCGCCATTCGAAGCGTCCCGGTTTCCAGCGCGATCCGGAACGGTCCCAGATGATCTCCGCGACGCTGTAGCCTTTGCCCACGCTGTCCATCAGATCCTTGATCAGCCCGCGCATGCCGTAGCCGGCCATAAGACTGCGCACGGCGTCGGCAAGCTCTACGTCGCGGGCATCGTCGCTGAATGCTTCGACGCTGATGGGCAGGCGGGAAACGGCCAGCTTGCGCTTGCCGAGCTCGCAGGAGTAGTGAAGATCCCGCTCTTCCATCTCTTCGGCCAGGGTGAGATAGGCGTCGCTGTCGCCTTCGGCGGCGGAGCGCAGGATGTTGGCCAGCTTCCAGGGAGTGAGCCCGGAGGCGACGGTTTCGTCCCAGATCCGGCGGATGCCGGTGATGGACGGAGCGGCGTGCTCGCGGGTGAGCTGCTGGGGCGTGACCGGTTGGCCGTAGGCGTCGTAAAGGGTGATGCTCATGATGATGCTCCGTATTTGGCGGCCACGTAGAGACGCGCCGCTGGCGCGTCTGACAATGCATATTTCCGTCAAAACAGACGCGCCAGCGGCGCGTCTCTACAACACCCCTTCATGGCGGCCGAGGCCGCGCGTGCAACGCACGGGGCGTTCCAGGTCGCGCTGGTCTTTTTTGGCTACGGGGTGATAGGCGTATTCGTGGACGTCAGCCCTGGTGGCGGTTACTGCCATGGCGCAGCCGATAGCGGCATCACCGTGACGCTTTTTGCCGGTTTTGTCCGTGGTACGCACATCAGGCAGCTTGGCCACCCCCCTGATCATCTTGATGGCCCGGTAGTCGTCCATATGCGCGGCATCTGCGGCGACTTCGATGGTCCCGTCCTCAAAGAATGACTTCATGCGCGGCATGTTGTCCCGGTACCAGGACTCGGTCAGCATGACCTGACTGATGTGCTGTTCCCCGTATTTCTGCATGGCACGTTCGGCCAGGTACTGGCCATTGCCCCGGGCGTCAAAACAGGCATGGATGAATCTGGGCAGACGGTCGAGGATGTAGAACATGATGAATTCCTGCTCACGGAACGGCACGTTGCGCAATTCCAGAATAAATGGCGCCCGGTAGCGCAGGTTCGGCAGCTCGGCCAGCGGAAAGAAAATGGACAGGTCGCCCGTGCGCGCAAAGTCTTCCCCGAAGTAATGACAACGCTTCGGGTCGAGCAGAGCCAGCAACGGCTTTAGATTTTCTTCACACCAGTCTTTTGCCTCTGCCTGGCGGATATGGTCAGGCAGGGCGGCAAATTCGGTTTTGCACTCCCAGGTGAGGACCGGGATATCCTGGCGCATGCATTTTTCGATGATTGCCCGGGACAGATAGGTACCGCTGCCCTGTGATGGAATCACGTCCAGCTCTTCATCGGCGGCGTCGCCGTAGAAGGCGTAGACGTCATCCATCCAGGCTTTTTCCTCTTTGGCGCTCCATTCCCGCCCAAGGCGCAGGCAGACCCGGCGGTACAGTCCCTGTTCGATGGCTTCCTGGAATGTCACCCGGTGGACGCTGCCTTTGCGTTTGCCGGCGCGGATTTCCTGGATCAGTTCGTTGAACGGGTTCTGGTCGCCGTCATGGGTGGAGATGACACGGACCTTGCCGCCCCAGATCAACAGCGCCAGGGCGGCCTTGAGCAGCTCGTCGAGCTTGTCGTGGAAGGCTGCCTCGTCAATGACGACGACCCCCTGTTTGCCGCGCAAGTTGGCGGGACGGGACGACAGCGCGACGATCCGCTTGCCGGAGTCGGGGAAGCGGATGGTGTAGGTTTTGATGTGCTTGTCTTCTTTATCCTCTTCCCAGATGCCTTCCTCGACTTCGGACGCGACGTAATTGAAGGCTTTGGCCCACATGGCGCAGGCTTCGACGTATTCAATGGCCATGTCCTGGTTGTAACCGATGTAATAAACGTTCTGGCCGCCCTGGGCGGCGGCAATCAGGACATCGTCGGCGGCTTCGGCCCAGGTAAGGCCGGTGCGGCGGCTTTTTTCCTCGACCTTGAGCGGCGAGGTGTCGGCGATCCATTCCTGCTGGTAAGACAGCAGGACTGGAGGCGTGGCGGCTTCGGCCGTATTCGGGACCAGTGTTGGAATCACTCGGGGATCCCCAGAATCTGACGGCGGATTTCCTGAACGGTCTGTTCCGAGATGCCGCCCTTCTTGGCAACGGTTTCAACCGCTTTGGCCGCGTCTTCCAGCGCCTTTTTCCGGATCTCCTGTTCGTTTTTGGTGTTCCGGAAGGCGGCGGTTTCCAGGCGGCCGAGGGCCAGGGTCAGCAGGTTGACCCGCTCGATGGCGCGGTTGACGGCGTCGTCATCGTCGATGTCGATGGTCTGAATCTGGCCGATGAGGTCATAGAGCCCGGATTGCAGCGCCTGGTTGAGCGCCATGCCCATGTCCGACTGGCTGCGGGCGTCGCCCAGGATCTGGGAGGCAATCTCGCGGGAACGGCGGACGCGGGAGGCGGCGTCTTCGGTGTTGGTGATGACGGACTTTCTTGTCACCTGGCGCGCTTCGTCCCATTCGTTGCCGGCGCGCTTTTTCCATTGGCGCAGGCTGTTTTCGGAGACGCCGATCGCGTCCGAGATGGCGGGGATTTCCTTGCCGTCGGCATAGAGACGGATCGCTTCCAGTTCGAGTTCGGCGCGCTTGCCCAAATCTTGGTTCCTTTCCGCTGCTGGCGTTATGAGACGCGCCAGCGGCGTGTCTCTACTCCGGTGACGGCCGCTTGACGCCGGGGACGGTGGCGTTGCCGGTGGCCACATCGTTGCCGGCCTGGGTGGCATAGGCGATGACGGCGCCGCCCTCGAGGACTTTCAACCTGACGAGTCCCTGGTCTTTCAACCAGGTGAGGGCCGTGCGGATCTGGTCGCGGCTGCTGCGGATGCTGTATTCCCGGACGACAATGTCATGCAGGATGGAGTCATTGCATGACGGGCCGATGTCCGGGTTTTCCAGGACCCGGAGGATGGACAGGCGGCGATGTTCGGTCATGAGCCGCTCGTAGGCTTCGCTCATTATTTTCCTCCCCGGTTGATCAGGTATTCGTTCATCAGGTCTACGGCGCGATTGATCCCCTTGACGGTGCCTTTGATCTCGGCGGTCTCGCTGCGCACGGCGTCGATCAAGGTTTCCAGCCGGCCGTGATAGGTGCAGGCGGGCGGATGTTTGATGTCGCTTTCAAGCCGCGCCAAACGCTGCTCGGCTTCGGTAAATCGCTTGTTGGCGACTTTCTCCCGCAGACTCCACCAACCTCCGAAACCTATGACCAGCGTGGCGCAGGAGTTCACGACAAGGAGCCAGAAATTGAGGGCCTGATAGTTGAGGGGCGGCGTCACTGGTTCCTCCGTTCAAAAGCGGTCTGGCAATCCAGGCAGCGGCGGCAGCCGGGTACGGCGGCCAGGCGCGCGGCGGGGATGGGTGTTGCGCAGTCAATGCAAATCCCCCCCAGCCCCCCTTTTTCAAAGGGGGGAGTCTTTGAAAGGTTCCCTTTAGCAAAGGGGAATTCAGGGGACTTTTGCCTTTGATGCTCCGCCAGGCAATCATCCAGCCATTGCGCGCCCACTTCCTGGGCGAAGTCCATGTCATCGGGCATTACACTGTTCCAGTCTTTCCTTCATGGCCCGTTCATATTCGTAACGATCCTTCAGCCAGGAGGGGGTGACCTCGTAATTACCGCTGGGCAGCGGCTTGATCATCCGGTCCGCCGGTATCACCTTCACCTGGGGCGCCTGGCTGGCGCAGCTCGTCAAACAGAGAGCTGAGAGCAGCAGAGTCGCGGCCGGCAAGCGCCTGATCGAGTTTCTTGACGTCGTTGTCATAGGTTTTTGCCTCCCGGGCCTGCTTGCTCTTGAGGACCGCTTCCAGGATCAGGGCGGCGATCGCCAGGGCGGAGGAAACCAGGGCGATCATTGGGCGGCGCCGTTTTTTCCGGACAGAGCCTTGAGGGTCTTGATGATGCTGTCCAGGATGCCGTTGCCCTTCAGGCCGGGGATGAGCGCCATGAATTCGGAGATAGCCAGCAGCAGGCCAAAGATGGCGGCGGAATTGGCGGTGATCCAGGCGATGGCGCCGGTGTCGGTGGTGGTAGTTGCGGCCTGGTCGGCGGCGCCGCTGAGGGTGGCGATCGTTAAGACGGCGGCGAATACGATAAATGCGATCAATCTTTTCATGGTGTCTCCTTTTGAACTGGATGTGGTTATGGTTGCAGCGCGTCTACCAGCTTCTGCAGCTGGGCCAGGATTTCGTCCCCATTCTTGTTTTTCATTTGAGGCGGGCCGTTTGCCCGCAATACGTAGCATGCGGCGGTCAATAACTTGCCTTCCGGGGTTTTCATGTTGATTTCCGATGCCTTCATGATGTTTCCTTTCAGTCCGTCAGGTAGACGTTCCTGGGGATGGGGATCCTGCCGGTTTTCAGCCAGGCGGGTACATCGAAGTTGGGACAGGTCTTGTGCGCGTCGGGGAACTGGTAATGGCCGACGATGATGACATGATCGGCTTTGACGGGGTTGGCGGAGATGGAGATCTCGTATCTCAGGTCCTGAACCAGTTTGTCCAGGGCGGACCACTGCTCGGGCGTGAACCGGTCGGTTCCGATCATGCAGATACCGATGCTTTTGCTGTTGTGACCGGCTACGTGGGCGCCGATCTCATCGGGGTGGCGGCCGGTTTCAATCTGGCCGTTGATGTTGATGACGAAGTGATAGCCGATGGAGGTTAAACCGGAATTGAATCCTTTTTTAATGCGGAAAAAATCCTGACGGTGCCAGCCGCGCTGGCGGTGCCAGAGGTCGATATCGGCGGCGTGATCGTTGCGGCCGTTGGGACTGTCGGAGCAGTGGATGACGATGGTGTCGATCTGGCGCTGGAACTGGTGGGACATGGTTTCTCCTGTGTGGCGGCTGCGGCGGATTCCGCAGCCGCCTTGGCACACTACTAGTCATGGCCCGCGACACCGTGCTTTGGCTGTTTACCGATCTGTGCCAGGGATCGGGATCAGGGAGGCTTCCCACGGTCCACGCCTCGCCAAACCAGTCGCTTTTTTTATGGGCCTTCGGGTGGTATCTAAGGTTGCCCGGCGCAGGGGTCGAGGCTGCGCCGGGCGGGTTTTGGGATGTACTGCATGGCAAGGTGGAGATTACAGGAGGGGTGGGGAACAGATAATTGAAGACGCTTTATTGCAAACACAAAACCCGCTCCTGGGGAAGGGCGGGTTTTGTGTTCCGAGGTTCTCTTTAGCTTTGCACTGTATATGCTTATGGTGTTGTGATTGTCAAGCTTCATTCGTCCATGGCAAAACAGGCTGTTCAATCTTATCTAGCCGTAGTTGGTATGCGCGGTTAACCTGGTATGCTCGGACGATGCTGATCCCGTTACGTCGCGCAAGTTCCTCGATCTGCGCGGCACTGTTGCCTTTCAGCCAGATCTCGCGATCGCGTTGCAATTTGTCCAGCTTGACGATGCGCGGGATGTAACTGCCGCGATAGTCCCGCCGGACGGCCTGGACGATTTCCATGGCAATGACGGAAATTCCCCCCGGCCCCTTTTTATCAAAAAAGGGAGTCTGGTTAAGCAATGTTGTTGCTTGATCACGCAGGGCGGCGAAACGGCTGCCGGTGAGTGGGTCACAACCACCCCCCCCTTGGTCCCCCTCCTGAATCAGGAGGGGGGTGTTCGGTTGGACGAGTGAGGGTTTGGCAGGGCGTGGATCGCCTATGTGCCGTTCGTTGAGGATAAGTCCGCCCCAGGTGGTTCTGATCCATTCCGTGAGCTTCAAGGCCGTCACTTCGGCTATTGCGCCGTCCAGCCCATTTTCTTCCAGGATGTAGGTGAGCTTTTCCCAGATGTCGAGCAGGCTGCCGTTGCTGCCGCCGGTGGCGTAGAGCTCGCGGTATATGTTGAGGTCGCGGCGGTTCACGCGCCAATTACCTCGATCAGTTCAATGTTTTCAAAGGTCTTTTGATAGTGCCGCCGGATGGCGGTGACACTGGGCCAGAGAGGGGTGAACATGGTGAATTTTTTGTTGGGATCAATGTTTAAATATTTCAAATCCCGCTTTGACCATTTCTTGTATTCGGCGCGTTGTCTAGGTTTGGTCATTTGGGTATTACCTTCCCTGGTTTGTAATCATGTCTGTCAATCCAGTGATCCAATTCCAAGAAGAACTTTTTGGCGTCTACTGAGGAATAGACGCGGATGTTATCTTTTCGATACATGGCCCAGAAGTAGCCGATGCCTATGCCGATGATGAGGATGGTGACTTGATCCATTGATTACCTCTCCAACCACTTCTTGAGTGTTTCAATGACTGTCCGCGCCTGTTTGCCGTTCAGCCACTGCAGGGCCGCGACGCCGGTCATGCGCTTGACATAGCTGGCCAGGGCCTTTTCGGAGCTGTCGCGGACCTTGCCGGCGGCGTGCAGTTCGATCCAGAGGGCGCGGATTTTCTTGCTTTGCGGATCGTCGGCGAGGGCGCGGGTGTTTTTAGGTTTGCCAGAGTTGCCCCAGCCCAGTTCCCGGAAACGATCGAGGACCGCGACGCGGCCCCGCTGGTCCAGATCGGCGGCGGATGCGACGCCTGCCGCCTGATAGAGGATGTCGCGATAGATTTCGTCGGACAGGTTCAAATCCTTCTTGGCGATGTGGATCTTGGCCAGTTCCGCGCCGCGGTATTTGTCGACTGGTTTTTTTGCTGTTTTCGGCATGGGGTGACTCCTGTTTAACGATCGAGCCGGGCGCGACGGTAACAGCTTTTTTGGATGCGTTTCAGAGCGTCCACAAATCCGCACTGCCGCCAGAATTCGCCGTTTACGTCGATGTCGTAATTGTTCAGCCTGGCGCCGGGGTGGAATAACAGTACCTGGGTTTCGCCGGTCATGAGGTTTTCAAACGTCAGCCGGTACATATCCCTGGGTGGATCGGGTGGAATCGGTTCACCGGCAAATTGCGCATGGTATGCGTCCCACCGCGCCTGAGCGGCGCGGCTGGCCTTTTCTCTCCGTTTTCTCTTTTCTTCCGCGCTGTTCCAGCGGCTGTAGCATTTCATAGGATTTTCCGGTTTTGGGATAATGCCTGGTTATGCCCTACCTACTCCGGCCTTTGTCAACCTGCCGACAGTGGCCTGTCTCTTGCGCTTCCCGGCTCCAGAGGTCCGGACGGAATTGACTATTCCGGTCTTATCGGGTTCCTGTGCCGGAGTAGGCGGCAAATGTCATTCGTATTTCGCGCCGCAGAAAGGGCAAAAGGTAAAAATCATGTTCATCTTCTGCGCCTTCTCTTTCACCCCGCCTTTCTTCAACGGGAATTTTGCCGTGTATTCGATTGGCATACAGCCTTTTTCGGCCAACTCCTTGCCAAAAATGAGAGCGTATCCGGTGAGTTTTGTTCTGTGGTCTGTCGCCTCCGGGGATTGCTCGCGGAAGTTGGCCAAAAGTTTTTCTTCTATCCGTGTTCTACAATCACACATTTCCGTAACCTCCTGTAATTTTGCCGCCTGGGCGGCGTGGGCCTCGTCGGATTGCGGCGTTTCAGAGACGTCCCGGCGGGACGTCTCTACATTACGGCGCGGCAGGACCTTGAGCAGATCCGCCGGTTGCGGCCACCATTTCAAGCCTCGCCGCATGATGTTGAAGCCCTTCCTGATCCGCTCCCGGTCAACCTCTTCCGTCATTCCGTCGCCGATCACGTCCACCCATTCCTCGGCAGGCGTATTGCCAAGGCGCAGGGCCAGGAAATGCTTGAATGCTTTGCAGATGTCCTCACGCAACCACGTGCGGTCCTGGTCGCGCCATTCGGACAGCGCTTGTAGCGCCTGGATGGAGCGCGGGACGTAAGCAGCGCCTTGCATTCTGACCGGGTGACCGGTGACGGTGAGCTGGATCTCATTTTTCATCACTTCACCAGCTCATACAGGAACACGCCGCGCTGCCCTTTGACCGGCGTACAGGTGATGGTGTAGCCGTTGCGGCGCAGTTCCGAGATGACGCTGTTGACGGCGTAGACGTCGCAGGCTCTGGAAATTTGCCGGGTGGTCCCGGGGCCGATCTCCAGAAATGACAGGACGCGCTGCAGGCGGAATGATTTTTCGATGTTGGCGGCGTTCATTTGTTGTCCTCGTATTGGTCGACCCTGCCGGCAATGCCGGCGATGAATTCGCGGTCCTGGCGGTAGGCCTTGCGGATCTGCGCGGCGATCTTTTCCGGGATGCCCCGGCGGCCGCTTTCGTAGTCCTGATAAGTGCGCCGGGGCAGTGACAGGATGGCGCACATGTCTCGGGGAGCGAATTTCATTTCCCGGCGCAAACGCTTCAATTCGGCCGCGCTCATATGCGTGCGTTTTTGACATTTTTTTGTTGTTTTGGGTTTGTTTTGCACGCGGTTATCTTTCGGATATGCAGCATTCACAGTGCCGTTTAAAGAGTCCTGTGTACGTGTCGATGGAGAGAGAACCGAAAATGCAAAGCGCGCCGATTCCGTCTCCTTCTAAATATGGGCAGTCTGTGCTGCAATGTTCCATGTCCTCAACAATTACCTTGATTATCACGTCGCGATACCTGTCCATGTCCTCTCCTGGTCAAGCATTTCTGTTCAGTTTGCCAATTTGAGCAAATTGGTAAATTGGGCTGCTCTTCAGGCCCGGAGCGCCACCTCCGGACGACGGCTTCGACGCCGCTCAGCCACCGTTTACGGGCGGTCCCTGAGCGGAGCCGAAAGCCGTTTCGCATTATGACGCCTTGAACGTCAGGACTCTCTTCTCTGACACTTGCACCGGCTTTCCGGTTTTGGGGTTGCGGCTGATGCGCGCCGCTCTGGTTTTCACCCTGAAGGTGCCAAAGCCATGGATCTGCACCTTTTCACCCTCTTCAACGGTGGTTTTGATAGCGTTAATTACTTCCTTGATCCCTCGAGGATCGATGCCTGCTTTCCGTGCTATGTCGTTGATTCCTGCCATGGTGGTCTCCTTTATTGATATTTGTTGAACCGTCCGGTGGATGTTTGGGTTGCGCGCGCGACGCCGGGCCGGATCCGGAAGTGATGCCAGATGCTGTGACCGCAGATGTGGCAGCGGTAGCGGTCGAAGTCCTTGCTCATGGGGTTGCCGCATTTACAGGTCATTGCCTCACCTCTTCGATCCGGTCGACATGCCCCCAGGTGCGGCACTGGGGGCAGACCTGGCGGGTGGTGTTTTCCAGGCGGCCGCAGGTGGATACGTAGTGGACCTTTTTGCGCCGGGTGACAAAGGTGTCGGTGGAGCAGCGCGGGTTGTCGCAGCGGCTGGTGATGCGGTAGTAGGGAGGGTTCATGGTCCGGCCTCCCGCGAAATCATGATGCATTCGTCCGGACGGACCCATTCCCGACGTGGTTTTATGTACTCGTTGTCGAATTCGACGAGCAGCTTTTTGGCGCCGACGACTTTCACCGTTGCCATCTCGGGTTCGTAGAGCAGCGAAATGCCGCCGACCTCGACGTGATCGCCAAGAGAAGCGATCTCGCCATCATCGTAAAAGATGCCTTTCGACGCCATTACGCTACCTCCATACCTTTGATCAGTGTCCCCAGGAAACAACCACCTTTGCGGCCTTTCTTGTGGCGCCAGCCACTGGAACACTTTTCCGGGTCCGATCCATTCCCGCCCCGTTCACATTCGGAGCAATCCACAAATAAGGCGCCTCTGTTGTCAAATTTGCTGTATTTGGCTTTCATCATTCACCCCCTATAGCGCGGCGATGTCGAGCGGGATGGGCCGGTAGGCGCCGGCCTGGTCGCGCTCGTACAGGCGCATGTACTGTTTGCTGCCGACGACGCGCAGGGCGTCGTCGAGAGCGCGCATGGCTTCGGTCCAGTCGTCGTTTTGAATCTTGTAGCGCTTGATCTGGAGGATGCGGCTGATGCGGATGCCGCCCTGGGCGTCGGCGGCGAAGGCTTCCTGGACGATGGCCCTCAGCTCCGGGCTGGCGCCGACGGAAAATTCGTTCAGGCATTCCAGAATCTTCTCCTGGGCGGCCTGCAGCTCAGGGCCGGGGGCGATGGTTTCTGAAACGGCGACGATGAGCTTGTAGCGGCCGTCGTAGCTGAAGAGCTGGACGTTGCCTTTTTCGCCGCCCCTTTTTACGCCGTATTCTTCGTTGATGAGGCCGATGGCGGCGTGGACTTCATCAAATGTGAGGCGCTTGAAGGTGGAGAGGGTATGGTGCATCTGTTCCCAGCCGGTGGCGACCCTGGTGACCAGGTCGTCGGTGAGGGAGTCCACGGGTTTGATGAGTTCTTCGGGGACCAGGTGCCCTTTGGCGTTTTGCCGGTACCCCGCGGGGATGTCGTTACGTGATGCGGTCATTTAGTGGTTTATCCTTTCGCGAATAGTCTGACAATCCAGCCGGCAATGCCGCCCCAGATGAAGGCGGCGATCACCAGGGCGAGCCAGGTGAGCCGGGGATCGTGGACGGGAACTTGGCTGGACTCCTCTGCGGCGTGCGGTCCCCGAGCGGAGTCGAGGGGCCGTTTCATATCCTGCCCCGGAGCGGCCACTGGCAGAAGACGGTGGTCAGGGCGCGGCTGTAGGCGCGGTCGCGCAGTTGACGGCGGAATTTGTTCCAACGGCGGCGGGATTCGATGTGATTGAGCAAGTTTCTAATCATGACCAAACCTCCATTTTAATGTTAAATTCATTGACAATGGCAAATGCCGGGTTCACTGTTTGGAGTTGTTTGCGCAGTTGCGGCAGGCCTGGTACATCCTGATCCATTCATGGTTGACACAGGACCAGGGCCGCTTCCGGTAGGCCGCGCAGCGGCCCAGGGGGATGGATTCACCCAGGCCGGGACAAGCTACGGTGCTGTTGCCGAAGACTTCCTCGAATCGTTTCAGAAACCCTTCAGAGTCTCCCTTGTAGGTTCCCTTGAGAACCCCGCAGACAACAGCGGATGAAAATCCGGTCCGGCGCGCGACTTCGGCCTGGCTTTTTTCAGCGCAGACCTTGCGCAACAGCGCCAGTCGATCGGCGGGGCTCATAATTCACCCTTTCTTTCTGTTTCTCTTTCTTTCTCTTTTTCTTTCTTTTTAAAACGGCCGATGCCCAGAACCGGCATGATCGGTCCGGTGTCCTCCACCAGCCGGTATTGCTGGAATTCGCCGCAGCGGCCGCGCCTGACTTTGCCGACTTTGGTCAGGATGCCGTGACGGTACAGCCGGCTGACGTAACTCTGGACGTTGCCGTAGGTAACCCCCTCAACCGTGCGCAATAGTCCCGGCACGGTGAAGGGTTTGGGGCTCATGATTCTCATGCTGTTCCATAATTGTTGCCGGACGCACTTGCGCGCCCGGTATTTTCTGACTTTTCTCGGTTCATCGTGTTCCACGTGCATGTCCTCCAGGGCATAGAATCGAATTGAATTACACCTGATCAGTTGCCGTTTTTCTTCCTGCCGCCGAAGGTGGGCTGGTCGAAGTACAGCGGCCGGTCGCCCCACTGTCCCAGGGTGATGGGACCGGCGATGCCGTTGGCTTTGGCGTGGCGCTCGATGCGGGTGAGCCCGATGATCAGGCGGCCGATGTTGCCGGAGGTCTGACGGTGGAGGTAGTCGATGAGATCGGGGGACAGCGATATTTCGCTGCATTCACGGGCAACCAGCGCGGTGTCTTCCAGGTCCAAACCCTGGTACTCGATCCATTGGGTGATGCGGCGGGCGAACCGCCCCTGTTCCTTGATCTTGCGCGCGATGTCCTCCATGCCGACGAAGATGACCGGGCACTTGGAGAGGTCGTAGATGTCGCGCAGGATGTCCATCAGTTCGAACTGGCGGAAGCAATAATCGGCTTCGTCGATGAAGATCGGGCGGGAGAGGGGTTCCGGTTCGCCCAGCTCGCCCAGGGTGAGCTTGCGGACGATGTATTCCACCATGTCGGTCTTGCGCAGCATGCGCTTTTTGTGGGGGTTGTCGGAGACCCACCCCAGGGCGGTGCAGAGGTCGCCCAGTATGCTGGTGATGGTGGAGCAGGTGAGCGCCCGGATGAAGATGCCGTCGTACTGGTTGACGAAATAGGCGAGCGACGTGGTTTTGCCGGTGCCCGGCGGCCCCCAGAGAATACCCATGCCCTCGGTCCCTTCGGGACGGTCCAGCAGGTCGTCGATGGCCTGCTGGAAACGCCGGACATCTTTTGTCTTTACGGTCTTGTGGATCATCTGCTATTATCCTCCTGTCTTAATGAATTGCCCCAAGGGGCGTATGAAGAGCCGGGTGGCGAGACCCGGCTTTTCGCGTTGATGTCTTTTTTCCGCCGAAGGCGAACTGAATCCCCTCGCCCTCAGGGAGAGGGATAGGGTGAGGGTGGGTTTCCTCATCCATTCACTCCTCACTCTTCTCCCCTCACTTTCTCTCCCTTTCTTTTTCCTCGTCAGGGTCGTTAAGCAGATAGGGATCTTCCTTCATCAAACCCACTTTCTTGGCGGTTTCATCCCAGTATTCGAAGTCTTTTTTCCATCTGAGCTGGTAGGGTGTGGCGGTCCCGGCCTTGATGTGGTCCAGGATCATGTAATAGACGTCGGTGGGGCTCTGGATGTCCCGGTACTGGCGCGCGGTTTCCATCTGGATGACTTTCCGGCGCTCTTTTTCTTCCTGTTTTGCCTCGTATTCCAGCACTTCGGGCGGCAGCTCGCGGTGTTCAACCGGCAGGCCCCGGGCGGCGCGATCGGCGTCGCGGGCGTCGCGCTCCAGGGCGGCTTTGGCCGCTTCCTGAAGGGCCGGGGTGACGTAGGGGACGCTCTGCTTGGGGAATTCGACGATGGTGGCGATCTTTTCTTCGCGATACTGGAGGATGTCTTCAGGTACGGTTTCGGCCCTGACCTGCTTGTTTTTCTCTTTGAATTCCCTGCGCTGTTCCGCCAAGAAAGCCTTCTGCAGCGCCTTGGCATGGCTGGCCAGGTCGGCGCTGGAAAGTCCCTGCCATTCACGGTTTTCGGCGCAGCAAATGAAGCTGCCGTCTTCGGTGTAGATGTAGGCATGGCCCAGGTCGGTGTCGTCCACCAGCACCCGCACGCGCTCGCGTTCATGGCCGGTGAATTCCAGCGACTGATAATAGCGGTTGTCGATCTGCACCCCTTTTTTGCCGATGTATCGCCAGCCGCCGTCTTTGTGGGCCGGGTGGAGCAGAATGTCCAGGGCGCGGGTGTCCTCTATCCGTTGAATGGGGCTGGTCCATTCGCGCACCATCTCGGCCGGAGTTTTCCCGTCCAGCCCCCCGTGAACGTCGTGCATATAAATGGCGTCCACCCAACGATCGCAGATCCGCTGAAACTCCAGACTGGTCAGCGTCACTTCCACTTCTCCGCCGCGCCGCATCAAGCGATCGGCAAAGCTTTTCCGGGCTTCGATGGCCTTGCGGTCGGCTACGTTGTGGCCGATGTAGCCGGGTAAAAGCTCGACGATGCCGTGACTGAATACGCCCAGGGCGCGCTCGATGTGCGGCTTGGCTTCGGGGGTGAAGGGCGGGCAGAGGAGGTGCTTTGCCTGCAGCCGCTCTAAAAGCCAGACGATGTGGTTGGCGACGTAGTCCTGGCCGTTGTCGGTCTTGAGCGCTTCCATGACGCCCCATTCCAGGATGCAGCGCCGCAAGAGCGCCGCTATGGCGGCGGCTTTGGATGTGGGGCTGACCAGCAGGCGCAGGCGGCGGCTGTAGACATCGATGTTGCCGATGACGGTGAAACGGCCGTCCACCAGCATGATGTCGCCGGGGGTGGAGTCGGCCTCCCAGAGCTGATTGAGTCTGGTGATCTGCTCACTGGCGTCCCCAAAGGCGAACATATATTTGTTTTTCCACTCGTCCGGGTTGGTCATGTACAGGTGAAAGCTCCGGTTCATGGCCAGCCAGCGGTTGACGAAGCGCTTGACCTGGCCGTGTGGGGCGGGCATGCGGCGGGCTTCGAGGGCGGCGACGACTTTTTTTACGGCGCAGCCGGGAAACTTGATCTGCATGGCGATGGCCAGTTCCTGCTGATCTTTGGTCAGGCCGGTCTGGCCGGATCGGGAGACGTAGCCGTCGGCAAGTTCCGCTATGCCGCCTTGGTCGTACAGCCTGCGCCAGCGGTAGATGGATGAGGAGGAGAGTCGCGGGATTTCGGCCCGGACCCAGTCGGGGAAATCAAGGCCACCGTCGTTGTAGGCTGTTGAAAAGTGTTTCAACCACTGTTCATTGCCCGGTTTAACGCCGGCGGCGACACAGTAGGTTCTGGCGCTCTTGATGATTTCATAGCGGGCGTTGCCGGAGCGCTGGCGTTCCGGCGGCAGCTGGTTGAAGCGGGCCAGCGACAGCTCCAGCATCCGTTTACGGGCGGTCTGGTCCAGGTCGCGCTGTTTTCTGGCGGCGCGGCCGGCCTGGAGCATCTTGTGCGTTTCGGGATGGAGGGGGCTTAGGCCCATGGCGGCCAGGGCGGCGGCGTCTTCCGGGGTAATCGGGGACGGGGAATCGGGGGTCGGTGCGGCGGAAGGTAGAGACGCATTGCAATGTGTCTCTACGGGCGGCGCTGCCACTACCAGCGCCGCGCGGGTTTCCGGCGGCAGGCAGGTGAGCGGGTATTCCCGCCCGCCACCGCGGCCGGTGTGCTTGCGCCAGGGCCAGGTTTCGCGCTTGGCCCTGCTATTGACGTTTTGCACTGTACCCGGCATTCCGGGCAGGCCGGCGAGCTGTCTGGCGGTGTAGTAGGGGGCGGGAAGGTTCACGGTTTTTGTCCCAGGATCTTGAGGCAGGTTTTGCAGGTGACTTTCCAGGTCCAGGGGGTGGTTTTGAGCCCTCTGGCGGTGGGCCGGCAGGCGGCGATGCTGTGCTGTTCCACGTTGAGCGCGTTGTTGTAATGGATGGTCGGCTGTTTCATGGTTTCTGCCCGCCTGATTAGAAAAGTGTTACCCCCGCTCACCTTCTGCTATGGTTTCCACCGTACCCCTACGACGAAACGAGAGGAGGTGAGCAGGGATGGATGACAAAAGGTTGTTCGAAGACGCATTGGTTGCCGGTGTTCTGGTCCTGGCCCAGCAGATCAAACTGGCCAAAGCGGCAAAAGGCACGCACACAACCAGCGATTGCGTCTCTGACGCGGTCAGTTTGATCCGGCAGAAGCGCTCCGCAATTCTTCAACAAATGCGAGAAAGCCAGGGCTTGACGTATCAACGACATGGGTGCTGTCGAGAAGATTGGCCGCTTCGCGCAGCACCCATTTTGCTTCGTTGACGGGAAGACCGTTCAGCTCTTGTTCGATAATCCTTTTCGCTATGGCGTAGGTTTCAAGTTGTTCCATCTCCGTTTTCCTTCCGGTTCCCGTTTTTTCGTTAAAATCCTTGAAACACTCAATGTTTGCTGGTACTTTTGCAAACCTAAATCTTTTGATTGGAGACTTGGGTGCTTGCCGTTATTGCATTCGCGACTCAGGTCCTGACTCTTATCAGCACGACGCTGATCATTGCCGAAAAGCTGCACAAGAGAAGGTCATTGCGCAGAATCGAGGCCAGGGCTAATCCCAGAGCGACGAACGCCAGTAACAATTCAGACCAGGACGATAATGATGACAGGAAACGCTGGTCATTTTTGCGTTTGGTGGGGTTGTTTGCTCTTTTGGCTGCCGCTTCCAATCTGGTTCTCCTTAGGCTAGGGCCGGAGCACGCTGCCGCGCTGACGGTTGGCGCCGCCGCGAACATTGCCGTGTCGCTGGCGAATGCTTATATGGGGTTTTCTCTCCTGAGAGAGTGACTCAGGCCGCGTACCGCTCCGGCCAGATATCCTCGGGCCGGCGCCCGATCTTGCGCGCTATGGCCCGCTCCATTTTGGGATAGCGCTTGTAGACGGCGGCCCGCACGCAGTTGCGCGTGACGCCCTCTTCGCGCCCCAGGTCGGCGAACGACGACCCGGCCAGGTGCAACTGATATAAAATCCATGCCCGACGCTGGTCGGGATTTTTCGGCGGATGCTTTGTGTTCATGTGCGCAAAAAACCTTTTTGGGAGGCAAAAATGAAACTGTCTGCATTACTCATGCTTGGGTATGAGGTCAACGCCGTGATTGATGCATGTCCGGACAAGAATCTGTCTTTCAATGAAGTGCATACGGCGGCACAGAATGGAACGCTCGTTTTGCTGCTTGAACAACACTTTGGTAATTTGATTGACCTCTCCTTGCTCAGTTCCGACTGCGAAGACTTGCCGCAACTTAATGCCTTGTTGCGCGAAGCTTCGGAAGTTTTGGAAGGATGTGAACGGAAAAAGGTCGGTATTGAAAACATGGGACTATGCCTGGTGATGGCGATCGTCTTGCAAGCCATCGCCATACACTCGAAAAAGTGAGCCGCTGGAGCCGGGCTCGGGCCATATCCGGGTGATTTTGATTCCGTTCGATTCAAGCCTGTCCGCCAGGTACTCCCCACGGCCAGTGACATCGATCATCAGATGATCTACACCTCCGATGATTAGCTCCGATAGTTGCTCCGGGCTCATGTGTTCTTCGGAAGAATTGACCCTTGCCCCGCACTGACTGCAGTAATTAGACTTATAGAGTCGGCCCGGCTCATTGAGATCGTAACCGCAGGCATGGCAATGATGCCTGACCGGCTCCAGGCCGGCGGGGATTTTGCCGCCACAGGCGGAACAGAACGAGGTCAGCCGGTTGAGCTCGACGGTGCAGTGCGGACATAAAAACTTGGTCATGATTCACCTCGATAATTCCCCCCATCTCACGATGGTTTTTTTAGGGGGATGGTTTGTGTTCATGGGAATAGCTATAACGCAAAATATGGCGCATGTCAACGCTAAATGATGCGTTCAAGTTGGTTTTTTGGTGATATTTGGCGTCCCGTGTTTTTTTGAATTTTATTTCAAATACTTACGAAACTTGAATGCCAGAGGGCTGCCATTCAAGTTAGCATTCAAGTTAGCGCCGAGAACTTGAATGCTGAAAGTGGCGTTATGAAATTATGTGATAGGCTGAAAATTGCGCGTGAGTTGCTTGTAAAAAGTCAAAAAGATATGGCTACTCTGCTTGGTATTGGCTACCGCTCATGGCAAGGTTACGAAAGTGGTTCGAATTACCCAGGTGGAGAGGTTTTTGAATCACTTGCACGGTTGGGCATCAACACAAACTGGCTCTTGACCGGCGAAGGGCCGATGAGGCGGGGGGAAGGGACGGAACGGGATCGGGGCGGGCCCCTGGCGGTTACGGCGGACCTGGGGCCGGGATTCATCCAGGTGCCGCGCTATGATATCGCGGCCAGCGCGGGCGGCGGTTCTGTCGTCCATTGTGAACAAGTGGTTGATTATCTGGCGTTTCGCGCGGAGTGGGTGCAGGATAACCTGCGCGTGGACCCCCGCTATCTGGCGCTGATCCGCGTGACGGGCGACAGTATGGAGCCGACTATGTCGGACGGTGACCTGGTGCTGGTGGATACGTCGCAGCGCCGGATCGCGACGGATTCTATCTATGTATTGCAGTTCCTGGACGGGCTCTTGGTCAAACGGGTACGATCCCATGCGGACGGGACGGTGTCAATCATCAGCGATAATAAGATCTATGAGCCGGAGACGGTAAGGGGAGAAATGTTAAAAGGCTTGAACGTGATCGGAAGAGTGGTATGGTATGGAAGGAGGGCGTGATGATGCGATTTCTTCTATGCGTAATAATGCTTCTGATGGTGTCTGTTCATGGATGCGGTTTTAGTGAGTATGCGGCCAAAGAGGATGCCAAGAAAAAAGCCATTGTTAGCGCCATAATGTCTTCTAAAAGCACTATTAATGGCGTTAAAATGGTCGATGCGTTTAGTTTGTGTTTAGCTGCCACTGGCAAGTATGTAAAGATTGAAGGTTGGTCTTGCGATAAAAACATTAAAGATGATAGTTATGACGTATGGTTCTCGTTTACAGCAAACGATAATCCTGAAAAGCTCCATTGGGTTGTCGATAAAGACAATTTTTTGCACCCAGCCAACGACCTCACGCAAAAAATTTCCGTTCGTCAAAAACTAAATATTTGACTTCCAAACCACGCGCCACAATCCCATGTATTCCCTGGGTCACTGCCAAACATGTTCAAAACATTCTTTCCTCAACAAACCCACAAGAAATCAACAAGATATCTCACAGTGTCACAAGACAGAACCTAATCATTTCACTGTCATACATCTCACTTCTTCACACCTGCAGCGACCTGTGAGCCCATTGATTTAATATTGACTTTCAAAAAAATTGGGAATAAACAATTATCACCGCTTAAAATTAGCTCTCCCCGCCACATCGGTAATCCATTTCATGGCTGTAACGTTATGGAAGCCGCCCCTGTGTGATGGCAACATTTTGTAAAAACAGTGGTTCAGGGCAGGATGGATGTGGAAGCCGTTTGTTTTGCCGAACGTCGATCAATCGATCTCAGTACTGAGACATGTCTATCAAAGCACTCTC